GCATGAAAAAGCGATTAGATAAAAGCAAGATGGCTTGCAACCGACCACAAAAGTCTCCCAAGGCTGGCAAAAAGAAAGTCGTTAAGGCTTGTGCCAATGGTCAGGAAAAGATTATTCATTACGGAGCAACTGGCTATGGTCACAACTATAGTGCTGCTGCTCGTAAGTCTTTCCGTGCAAGACATGGATGCGATAAGGCCAAGAACAAACTAACTGCTAAGTATTGGGCTTGCAAGAATCTATGGGCTGGTCCCGGCGGTTCAACTGCAAGCTGTCCCAAGGGACGCAAGTGCAAGAAAGGTAAGTAATGCCTTTTAAATCACAACAGCAACGCAAATATATGTTTGCTACCCATCCGAAGATGGCGAAGAAGTGGGCAGCTGAAACCCCAAAGGGTAAGAAGCTTACCAAGTATGCCAAGAAAAAGAAAGGTAAGTAATGGCAAAGCAAACATTCAAATGCAACTGTGGTAAGACCACAAGACTAACAGGAAAGGATGCTGTCAAAGCAACAGCACCCAAGAAAGGTAAGTAATTAAATGACAGATGAGACTCCAGAATTGGACATGCAGGAACAAGTCGATCAGACTGAGGCTGCAGTCAATGCGGAACAATCTCCAACTGCTAGTGAGCAGGATATTGTAACTGCAAGAGAACGCGCCGCCTTTGAGACTTATGTAAAGAGTCAAGGTGTCGCAGTCCCTGAGAATTTTAAGGACATTGGATCATGGTTCGACTCGCTTAAGAATGCACAGAAAGCATATACACAGTCGCGTCAAGAAATCTCGGATCTTAAAAAGAAGTATGAGAAGTCAGGCGACAATCCAAACTTCAAAGCTCCGGCAGAAGATCCAAAGCCAGAAGCAAAGCAAGACGAAGTAATCGCCATTGACAAGCTTCAGATTCCGAAGCAGCCCGAAAAGAAAGAAGAAGCTCCAGTTGATTTTGTGGTAACACAGGATGATTGGAAGTCTTGGACTGTTGAGTTTGCTACTAAGGGAGAGTTATCTCCTGAAACTAAGGAGCAGATCAAGCAAAAGACAAAGCTACCTGACTATGTGATTGATGATTATATGACAGGTCAGAAGGCTAAGCTTGAGGTTGCCTATAAGAAGGCAGCAGATCTCATTGGTGGTAACGACCAACTCAACAAGGTCTTTACTTGGGCTAGCAAGAATCTATCTCAGGTTGAGCAGGACGGTATCAATGCCGCACTTGCCACACCTAATTGGGAAATTGCCCTATTAGGTCTATCCACAAAGTATGAAAAGGCTACAGGTAATTCACCAAAGAAGGCAGAGCCACAGCAGCAGGGTAAGAAAGTACCCGTGTCTGCTGCTCAGGTTCCTGCCTCAGCTTACAAGACTAAGCGTGAGTTCCAAGCCGAACGAAACAATCCACGTTTCTCTAACGACCCGAAGTATCGGGCCGCTGTTGAGAAGCGGATGCTGATGACAGACTTTACTAAGCTGGCTCCTTGAGACAAGAGCCACGACTAATCTAATTTGTTCCATAGATTTGCAAAACCCCCTGATAGGCAATGGTTGGCTATCTGTGGAACAACTTAACTACAGGACTCCAAAGGAATAATCTGAAGGTTAAGCAAATCTTATTTGTCTCATTTAACTAATTCCTTTTTAGGAGAAACACAATGCCCGATAATTTAACAATCAATGATCTGGTCATGCGTAATGCGCTTGACGCAGGCACAAGCGGTGGCGCTGCAGGCGTTAACAAGCTTTGGCTCCCACTCTGGTCTGGCGAAGTAATCAATGCTTACGACCACTACAATGTATTTGAGAATGTCATTACTGCCAAGACCCTCACTGGAGGTTTCTCTTGGGAATTCCCCGTAACAGGAACCATCAACCTTAAGGCTGCATGGAACGCTGGTGAGGAACTTATTGGTGGCGACTCCTCAAGCACCACCTTCAAGGTAAATCTTGACCCACGCCCAATGGCTGCTCACTTTGAGACTGATAATGTAGACCTACTTGTTACTCAGTGGGATTACCGCTCAGAGCTAGCTCGTCAGGCTGGTATGACTCTTGCTAACACCCGTGATACACAGGTTGCAGTATCCCTACTCGCTGCTTGCGCCGTAGGTCCACTCGCTTCTGATCCACGCGGTCTATCTAACGCTAACTTCCCACAGCCAGTTGAAGTTTCAACAGTCGCTCCAAGCCTAGCTGACGATTCAGTTGGTCTAAAAATTCTTAAGGCCATTGAAGATTACTTTGTCTTTATGCAGGAGAACAACTATCCAGTAGCTAATGTCTACTGCGTTGTAACTCCAAAAGTATTCCAAGTTATCCGCGCTCTCGGTATTACCCGCGCTGGTGACACCAATGCCTTTGAGAAGACCCCACTCTTCGGAACAAGCAGCGACTATGGTAGCATTGGCGCTCCACTCAGCATGGGCATGAACAGCCTCACTGATTCCCTAGAGTACATGGGTTGCCGCATCATCAAGAGCAACCACCTACCAAAGACCGATCTAAGTGTTTCTGGTAGTGCTATTGGTGCTAATAAGTATAACCTTAAGTGCAACACAATCAACCTACACGGCATGATCTTCCAGCCAGAAGCAGTTGCTGGTCTATCACTAATGGGTATGAAGGTTGACACCGTACAGGATGTACGACGCAACACTCAGTTCACCGTTGCCAGCATGCAGAAGGGTACAGGCATTCTCCGTCCAGAACTATGTCAGGCACTAGTCGGCGCTTCCGCTAACGCTCTTGATACTCGTTCTGAACTACGCGATGCCCTCGGTGCTAACCTCACAAGCGGCTTCTCTGCAGAATATGCAGTAACCGCGTAATAGAAATCACATCACCTTTGCAAGAAAGGAGGATAACTTTGTTTATTCTTTCTTAAGGAGGTGATCCAATATCTAGCCCTCCGTCCCTTAAGTGGGACGGGGGGTTTTCTTTCTAAAAGGAGGCTACTATGGGATTCATTACAAAACTACAAGCAGTTAATCAAATGCTGTTGGCCGCTGGTGAAAACCTAGTAGCTGACCTTGTTAATGATAGCGGTGTCGATACTGGTATTGCAGACGCACTGCTTGAGCAAACCTCTCTTGATTATCAGATGAGAGGAATGGCGAACAATAAATACATCAGAGAAGTAATTCCTGATCCTATCAGTCGGAAGATCTATCTACCCTATGGGGCAGATGATGACGAGCAGGGGATTATTTCTGCTGAACTAGTATCACTTCATTACAACGACAAAGGACAAATCATTGTTGCCCGTGTAAACTACGAGGGAACAAAGCCAATCCTTTGGAATATTACAGATGATGTTGGTACTTGGTCTACAACACCAAAGTATTATGTAGAAATGATTATGAAACTACCTTGGGAACTGCTGGATACACCCATTCAGCGAGCTATAATGACCACCTCTATGCGTCATTATCAGGCTATCACTCAGGGAGATCCCGGTACTGACCAATTCCTAGCACATCAAGAAGCCCTGTATGCAGCTAAAGGTCGTGCCGCAGACATCAACGATAAAAAGCGAAATATATTTGAATCAGGAGACTCTGCTGTTAAGGCAGCAGTCCGAAGAAATCCATACATCAATGACCCTAACAGGTTTAGATTCTGGAGAACAAGAGGTATCTAATGGCAATAAGAAGAACAAGTCCAAAGGCTGGTTTGGTAAACACACGTTTACCAGTACCAACCATCAACAGTGTTGGTCGTAATGCTCCAAACAAAAGAGCAGCATACGAAGCACAGAACCTTGACAATTGTTTCGTATCATTAGAGAGAAACTTTGAAAAGCGTCCCGGCTTTGAGGTCGTTCCTCAGTATACAATTCCAACCCTAACCGATTGGGATTTCAATCAGCCTCAGACAAGAGTGGACTTGTACCCATTAGATGGTCTTGTTGGATTAAACCACGATCTTTGGTATTACTGGCACAACATCAATGAGGATACACGATTCCTTATTGTTGTAGATTTCTCAGCCAGAACAAACGAACACAATCTATATTATGTGTTCCGGTTATTACCAAACGGTACGTGGAAAGATGAGACACCACAGGGACAGAGTGCCGTTGCTATCAATGGATCTTTTCCAGAGACTGTGGTTCCTGCCAAGACACGCCAGTATTTAACCTTTGGTTCTGATGCTACGGATCTTGGAACAAAGAAGACAGCCAAGGAATCTCTTCAGGCTGTCTCTCTTGGTACAAATATAATTATTCTAAACAAAAATGTTTATGCTGGTTTCTCTTCCGATGATGACGGACTTATGTTTAACCTCAACGGAACCAAGGGAACCGAACAAGACATTGCTGGTCGTAAGGTAACTTACTATTCATCGGCTCAGGTTATTCCAATCTATGCGAGTGGTTCAGATTACAAGACAAAAGAAGATGATGTGTTCCTTGGATACAAGCCAGCAACTACTGCTGTATCTGGAAGCATCAAATCAACCACAGTTTTCTCTGAGACACCACTGGTTGTAGACTTTGAGTTGCAGCCAAGCCCATCAGAAGTATCAGGTACAAACCCAATATCAGCAATCTCATCAACCTATAATGGTTATAAGCTTGAGATTCCTGAGATCAACGCCTCTGGTATTGTTCAACAGTACTTTGGTGATACAAAAATTGCTAGAGTTCTTTGGACAGGTAAGTTACCACAAGATAACGTGAGCATTGTTGCTGCTCCATACCGAGTAGATACTGTAACACACGAAGCTATTCCAGCTACTTTTACTTCTTACGAAATTACCCTAGCTTCAAACGCTAGTACAGCGGCTAACTACTATGTTAATCGTACACTTGAGCGTGTTGGTGCTGATGGTTCTGGTCAAATCTATTCCTACGATAGCACGACACGAAAAATTCGTATCAAAAACTGGAATGGAGCTACTAATTTAGCAGTAGGAAATTCATTTAGAATTCCTATTGTTACAACGGTTAACAACAAACCGTATACAACATACTATCATGGTGTTGTAACTGCTCCACTAGTTGAGATTAATCCAAGTAACAACAAACCGTTTAATCTTACACCAATTACTTATTCTATTACATTAGATAACTCTGCTTCGGCCACAAATGATTTCTATAAAGACTATCAGTTTGATGTTCTTTATGTTTCAAATGCTGGCTCAGGCTCAGTAGCTAAGTATGTTGGTGCAACTAAACAACTTATTGTTACAGATTGGACAGGCGATGCTCCACTAAATGGCAACGCTGGTAATCTTTCTATTAAGAACTATGCGTTCTCCCTTAGCTCAACGGTTACGGCAAAGCATATTCCAGTAGAAGACTACAAGTATTTCCAGAACTCTCTTGCTTATCTTGGTCAAAGACTAAACGATGCGAGCGAAGTGCGGCTACCACCAGAAGTAGACGATTGGTATAACACCAACTCAAACGGAAGCAACAGTACCGCTGATCTTTCTGCTCAGCGAATGCTTGAACTTCTGTATGATCCTTTCCATCCTTATGGAAACTACAATGGAAAAAATCTAGTTGGTGGTCGTGGCAAAGTTTACTATTGCCAGAATCCATTCCTCAACCTAACAAGTGGATACTATCGTGTGATTTCGTGGCGTGAAGACACGCCAGCACAGTACTATAACTTTACTGTGCCACCTAAGATTACTGCAACTGGTGATGAAGCACGAAAGATTATCCCACTAGGTCGGCCTTATCTCCAAAAGATCAGAACACCAGAGAAGTGGTCATACATTGACCCCAATAGAATGCCTCAAAAGATTTCTCTATTGATTGGTGCTGATTCATTGTCTTGGGAAATTGGCCCTGTTAGATGGACACCCCGGCAGTCTGGTAATAACGACTCCAATCCCGGTCCTTCTGTATTCAGAACAACAGATCGTAAGCAACTTAAGCAGACTCAGTTAACTGCAATCTGTCTATTTAAGGATAGACTATGGTTTGCTGCGGATGATGTTGCTTTCTCATCTCAGATTGGCAAGTATGAAAGCTTCTTTATTGAAGACCCCGCCAATCTAGTAGCCACAGATCCTATTGATATTCGTGCTTCTTCAAATGCGTTTGCTCAGATTACACACATGACACCATTTGAAGACTACATCTTTATTAACACCAAAGCAAACATTCAGTTCCAGCTTACCGCTGGTTCAAAGAATGAGAATGATATTGTGTTGACACCATTCAACGTAATGTTGTCGCCTACAACTTATTATTCTGCGGTGTCTTTTGTAGACCCACAGACAATTGGATCTCAGCTTTACTTCTTTGATCGCCGTAAACTGTATCTCTTTGCTGGTCGAAACAACATTGGAATTAGTTCCACCGTTGAAGTATCCAGCCAAGTACAAGAATACCTACCAGAAAACTTTGGCTTTGCCTGCACTGGTCCCGCACAGAACACTCTGTTTGTAACTGATGCGGATAAACCATACCACATTTACATGTACACAGTACGGTTTAGTGGTGACAGGGTTATTCAAAGTTCATTCTATCGTTATGTATTAGACTCAAGTTCATTCGTTAATAGTATGCAAGTATACGATAATTACTTATATGGTATTATTGTACGCAATGGCAAGGTAGTCATTGAGCGTACTCTATTGAAGAATGAGTCAAACGACGTACCACGCATGGATCACATGTTTAAAATTCGTCTTAATACAGATATTGGTGGTGAAGAAATTGGTGTAACTTACCAAGGCACAGCTATTAGTTATGCTGGTCTTAACCCAACTCAATATAAAGTACATAGCGCACAGGTAGAAGTTGAAAGAATCTTTACGGCTGATAGAGATGGAAGCACACAGGTTATTACTGACTTCCTCAATGACGAAAACGTAAGTCAGCAAGATAAAACAAACCTGTTCATTATTCCAAACAGTCGCTTATTCTACGATGAGACAGCTAAAGAAATTACCAGTATTAACTTACCATCAGTTGGGGATGTATATAATTTTGAATATACACCCATTGGTGGACCCAATACTGGAATACCACAAACAATTAAAGTTCCCGGTCTTAGTAATGGACAGTCCCTTACTTTACGCCGACTGAACGAACCTAACGTAACTTACAATCCCGGTCTACACGAAACAACCTTTAGATTGCCATCGGCTAACTATAGTGTTAACGATCAATTCAGAGTTGTTGTCGCTAAGCCTTGGGTAAACGATCCTAATTACCTAGCTCAAGAAGGTCTTCTTCCAGAAGATTTAGTTGGTACAGCATTTCCACCACTTGTTTCTGTTAGTTCAGATGGCAAGTATATCAATGTTGTTGTACTAGGTAAGTTTGATTTTGATGATAACTATGTTTACATTGGCAATCCATTTACAATGACTGTAGAACTCAGTCCATTGTTTGTTCGTGATGCGAACGGTGGAATTGTAGACGGTGTTCTCAAGTTACGAACTGGTGTCTTCCGGCATTTTAATACAGGTAATTATGATATTGTAATTACCCATAGAGGCAGAACACCACTGGTGTCTTCCTTTACTGCCATTCGACCAGACTTCACACTAGCAGAAGATAGCCTTCCTCTAGAACCCTACGAAGGACAAGGAGAATTTGTTGCCAAGATCTTTGGTAACTCAGATACAACAACAATAAAGATTGTGTCTGATTATATTACTCCTGTGAACATTTCTGCTATGGAGTTTAAAGGTACGTTCAAACAGAAATACTCTACAATTAATTAATCAACGGAGACACCATGAGTTATTCAAACATAACTGTTGTGACATCTCAGGGTACTTATGGATATTCTGTAGGCGCTACAACATTCAATCCAATCTCATATAATACATTGGATTTGATTCCCGGAATTCCTCATAATGCCCAATTAGAAGTTGAAAGAATCTTCTCTATCGACCGTAACGGCGTAACAGCAACGATTCCTAACTTCTTAAACGACACCAATGTATCGGTTGTCGATAAGCAAAAAGTATTCATTATCCCAAGTGATCGTATTACTTACGATACAACCGGAAACCGAATCGTAAACATCAATCTACCAGCCTCTGGTGCTGATGTATATAACTTTAGTTACATTCCAATCAGCGGTCCCAACGCTGGCGTAGCTCAGACTATTGCAGTTCCACAGCTACGAGAAGGTGATAACATTATTGTCCGTCGTAAGACAGTCAGCAATGTATCGCTTGTTCAGTGGACTCCCGGTAGCAAGCTGACAACTGCTCAGCTAAATCTTAACACAACCCAGATGCTATTCCTTGTTCAAGAAATTCTTAACAAGGTAACAATCGTAAGTGTCAGCACCGAGCAGATTCTTGACAACGCAATTACAAGCCCTAAGATTCTAAACAAGGCTGTAACCTTTGCCAAGCTACAGGATCTTAGTGGTCCCCTAAAGCTACTAGGCTCAGGCTCAGATCCAATTAACTTCAAGGATGTCCGTGAGATGTCCGTAGGTCCGGGCTTTGATGTAACAGGTAATACCATTGACGTAAAGCCACTACCCGCAGGACAGAGAAACGAAATCGAAGTCGTATCTCCTCTTACTGATTGGCGTATTAATCCTAACGTAGTAACCTACGCTAAGATGCAGGATGTCAGTGCTGCCTCCAGACTCCTTGGCCGTGGCTCTGCCGCTGGCTCAGGTGATCCACAGGAGCTTAGCACAGGCCCAAGCCTATCCTTTGTTGGTACTCAGCTAAACGTAACCACGCCCCTTACAGACGGTAATAAGGGCGACCTAACCGTTAGTGGTAATGGTACATCTTTCCAGCTTAACACTGATGCTGTTATTACATCAGACATTACAAACAATGCCGTTACTTATGCTAAGCTTCAGCTATCTAATACTGGTAATCGTGTACTAGGTTCTACCATAGGTGGAACTCAGATCAGCGAAGTTCAGGTAAATGCTGACATGCTTGCGACTGCTGCAGTAACTAATGACAAGATTGCAAATAGTTCCATTAGTTCAAACAAGCTGCAGGCTAGCGCAGTAACCAATGCTGCTATTAATAACAACGCTGTAACTTATGACAAGATGCAGACTGTTGTTACTGCTAACCGTGTGCTTGGTTCAACCGCAGCAAACGGTCCAGTAACTGAGTTACAGGTTAGCACAGATATCCTTGCCAACAATGCAGTATCATTTGCCAAGATGCAACAGGTTCCAACCAATGTTCTTCTTGGTCGTGCAACCGCAGGCTCAGGCAATGTAGAAACAATTGCTATTACACAAGCTGGTCGTGACTTCATTGATGATAATAGTGTAGCAGACATGCGCCAAACTCTTCAGCTTGGCTCAGCTGCTCTAGAATCTGCAGCAACATTTGCTCTTGCAGCACACGTTCACGGTAATATTAACTCAGCAGGCCAAGTAGGAACAACACCAAACCTTCCACTCATTACTGGATCTAATGGTCTTGTAACTACAGGAACATTCGGTACTACAGTATCCACATTCTGTCAGGGTAATGATGCAAGACTAAGCGATGCTCGTACTCCGCTTGCCCATACACACCCAATCTCAGAAGTAACAAACCTACAGACTAGCTTAGATGCAAAGTCAAACGTAGGACATACCCATGTTATTGGTGATGTTGCTAACCTTCAGACAAATCTTGATAACAAGGCTGCACTAAACCATACCCATACAATTGCTGAAGTAACTAATCTTCAGTCTTCATTGGATGGTAAGGCAGCCACTGTTCACACACATACAATTGCTCAGGTCACAAACCTACAGACCGAACTAGATAACAAAGCAGCTACTAGCCATACCCATACTATTGCCAATGTAACAGGATTACAGACAGCACTGGATGGCAAGGCCGCAAGTAGCCACACTCATGCAATGAGCGATATCATTAATCTTGATACCACTCTTGCTGGTAAAGCTAATACATCTCATACTCATGCTATTGTAGATGTTACTGGTCTTCAGGCTGCACTAGATGCAAAGGTAGATGATAGCCAAATCACTGCATTTGGTTTATCATTAATTGATGACACCGATGCTACTGCTGCTAGAACTACATTAGGTCTTGGATCAGCAGCTACACAGTCATCCTCAGTTTTTGCTGCTGCTTCTCATACTCATACACTATCTCAAATTACAGATGCACGTTCTGCAGCATCTAAAGTTGCTCCTGCGGTTGGTGTAAACGCATCTACAACAGAAGTTGTAATGGGTGACGATACTCGCCTAACAAATGCTAGAACACCATTAGCGCATACTCATACAATAGCTGAAGTAACAAGTCTTCAAACTAGTTTAGATGGTAAATCTAATGTTGGTCATACTCATACTATTGCTAATGTAACAGGTTTACAAACAGCATTAGATGCTAAGGTAGACGATTCTCAAATTACTGTATTTGGTCTATCTTTAATTGATGATGCAGACGCTACTACAGCAAGAACTACCTTAGGTTTAGGTTCTGCTGCTACATCAGATACATCGGCATTTGCTGCTGCTTCGCATACTCATAGCATTGCTAATGTAACAGGTTTACAAACAGCATTAGATGGTAAATCAAACACAGGACATACACATGTTCTTGCTAATATTACTAATGCTGGTACAGCCGCTGGTAAAGATGTTCCAGCAGTTGGTGTAAACGCATCTACAACAGAAGTTGTAATGGGTGACGATACCCGTTTAACAAACGCAAGAACACCAGTTGCTCATACTCATGTTATTTCCGATGTCACGGGATTACAAACAGCATTAGATAATAAAATTGATGACTCACAAATCAGTGCATTTGGTTTAACATTGATTGATGATACTGACGCTATTGCTGCTAGATCTACTTTAGGTTTAGGAACCGCAGCAACTCAGGCATCAACTGCTTTTGCTGCTGCTAGCCATACACATGTTATTGCTGATATTACAAACCTACAAACAAGTTTAGACGGTAAAGCAAATACAAGTCATACACATTCTACAACAGATATCACAAGCGGTACTCTTGCTGTTGCCCGTGGTGGTACTGGCGTAAGTTCTACTCCAACTAACGGTCAACTATTAATTGGAAATAATACTGGCTTTACTTTAGCTACTCTTACTGCTGGTACAAATATTGCAATTAGTAATTCTCCCGGTGGTATTACAATCAGTCAGGTTGGTGAGCCTGTTGCACCTTCAGCTATTCTTGCTGACGGTACATATGGTGATATCACAATTAGTGGTAATACTTGGACTGTAGTAAACAATGCTATCGGTGGTACAAAGATTGCAAACGATGCTGTAACTTTTGCTAAAATGCAAAACATTGCAACTGATCGTCTACTTGGTAGAGCGACAGCAGGCAATGGTGATGTAGAAGAGATTACACTAACTGCTGCTGGTCGTTCTTTACTTGACGATGCCGACGCTACAGCACAAAGAACAACACTAGGTCTTGGTACTTCGGCTGTTCTTAATGTTCCAGTTACTGGAAACGCTTCTTCTACTGAAGTTGTGAAAGGTGATGATACTAGACTTACCAATGCTAGAACTCCAGTAGCACACACACATGTTATTAGCGATATTACTAATCTTCAGTCTTCACTTGACGCTAAAATAGATGACTCACAAATCAGTGCTTTTGCTTTAACAGTTCTAGACGATACTACTGCTGCAGCAATGCAGACAACTCTTGGTTTAGGATCAGCAGCAACCAGATCAGATTCTTATTTTGCTCTTGCTTCCCATACTCATGCTATTAGTGATATTACTAATTTACAAACTTCTCTAAATGGTAAAGCCAATACATCACATACTCATGTTATCACTGATGTAACTGGCTTACAAACTGCTTTAGATAATAAGTTAGATGATAGCCAAGCTACGGTATTTGGATTAAGTTTACTTGATGATATTGACGCAACAGCAGCAAGAACAACTCTTGGTCTTGGTAGTGCTGCAACCCAAGCTTCTACAGCTTTTGCGGCTTCTTCTCATAACCACGCTATTAGTGATGTAACTGGTCTTCAGGCAGCTTTAGATGCTAAGGTTGATGACTCGCAAATTAGTGCATTCGGTTTAACACTTATTGATGATACCAGTGCTGGTACAGCAAGAGCAACACTCGGTCTTGGAACCTCATCCACTCTTAATATTTCTGCTCTTGGTGATGCCGCTAGTGGTGAAGTTGTTACTGGTAGCGATAGCCGACTTACAAACGCTAGAACACCTGTAGCACATACTCACGCTATTTCTGATATTACAAACTTACAATCATCCTTGGATGCTAAGGTTGATGATTCTCAGATTAGTGCGTTTGCTCTGACATTACTGGATGATATTTCTGCTTCAGCAATGCAAGTTACCCTTGGTCTAGGCTCAGCCGCAACCCAAGCTTCTAGTGCATTTGCTGCTGCTAGCCATACTCATACTATTGCTCAAGTTACAAACCTACAAACAAGTCTTGATGGTAAGGCAAACACCGTACATAGCCATGCTATTAGCGATGTTACAAACCTTCAGACAACCTTGGATGGTAAGAGCAATGTAGGACATACGCATGCAATTGCTGATGTAACCAATCTGCAAACTGAGCTAAATAATAAAGCTGCTTTATCACATACACACGCAATTTCTGATGTCACTGGTCTACAAACAGCACTGGATGGCAAGGCGGCTACAAGCCATACCCATACCATTGCTAACGTAACTGGTCTTCAGACTGCTCTTGATGGTAAGTTAAACTCCTCTGCAGTAAGTTCATTTATGCTTACTGTTCTGGATGATGCTACTGCAGCCGCAGCCCAGACAACTCTTGGCCTAGGCTCTGCAGCTACTCAGCCATCTACGGCGTTTGCTGCAGCAAGCCATACGCACAATACCAATGACATTGTAAACAATGCCATTACGTATGCCAAGATGCAGAACATAGCTACGGCTAACCGTGTTCTAGGTTCTACAACTGCTGGTGGCCCTGTTGCCGAAGTTCAGGTACAGACCGGAATGGTCGCTGACTCAGCTATTACCGCAGCTAAGCTCGGTACAAGCGCAGTCGAAACAGCCAAGATTAATGACCTTGCTGTTACTTCTGCTAAGCTTGCTAACGGTGCCGCTACCAGTGATAAGATTACTAACCATGCTGTCACATACAATAAGATTCAGACCATTGCCACGGCCAACCGTGTCCTTGGTTCAACCACTGCTGGTGGTGTTGTATCTGAAATTCAGATCAATGCTGGTATGCTTGAGGATGGCCTTGTTACCACAGCTAAGATTGCAGATGCTAACGTAACTGCAGCTAAACTAGCCAGTGGTGCGGCTGTTGCAAACATTGGTAACGGTAATGTAACCGCTGCCTTGCTTGCTTCTGACTCAGTAACCACAGCCAAGATTCTTGATCTAAATGTAACAACAGGAAAGATTGCTGCTAATGCTGTAACTTACGGTAAGATGCAGGCAGTCGTTACTGCAAACCGTCTACTCGGTTCTACAACCGCAGGCGGCGCAGTATCCGAAGTTCAGGTTGCTACTGATATGGTTGCTGATGGTGCTATCACTCTTGCTAAGATTGCAAGCAATGCAGTCGATGCAACTAAGATTGCAAGCAACGCAGTAACCACAGCCAAGATTCTTGATAACAATGTAACCCTAGCCAAGCTCCCACTAAGTGTAACAGCCAATAGAGTCCTAGGTGCTACAACCGCTGGATCAGCGTTTGCTGAAGTACAGATTCAGACTGATATGATTGCCGATGGTGCAGTAACTGCATCTAAGTTAGGCGCACTAACAATCGGAAACAGTCAGTTGCTTGATGATGCTGTTTCTACTAGCAAGATTGTAAACCTTGCAGTATCTACAGCCAAGCTTGCAGACAATGCAGTAACAGATGCCAAGCTTAGAACAGGCGCGGCAACCTCAGTAATCGGCAGATCTGCCAATACTGTAGGTAATGTTGCTGATATTGTGGCTAGCACTGATGGTCAGGTTCTTCATAGAACTGGTGGAACATTACAGTTTGGTACATTAGGTTCAGGTAGTATTTCTGATGGTGCTATTACCACAGCTAAGATTGCTAACATTGCTGCTAACCGAGTTCTTGGTACTGTATCTGGTGCTGTCGAAGCAGTACAAGTACAGACAGGAATGATTGCTGATGGTGCAGTAACTGGATCTAAAATTTCTGGTGGTATCAAAAAAAACTATGTTCTGTTTACTGTTGGTTCTGGAACATGGACTTGCCCAAGCAATGTTAAAACTGTTAGGGTTGTAATGTCTGGTGGTGGTGGTCCCGGAACATCAGGCGCTCAAGGTGGTAATAGTGGTATATATGCCCAAAGAGGTTCTTTAGTTGCATTTGAAGCAGAACTAACACCCGGAACAACCTTTAACTATACTGTTGGTGCTGGCGCTCCAACTACTAGTGATGGTGGAACTGCTGGTGGCTCTACTACTTTCTTAGGAGTTACTGCTCCCGGTGGAACATTTAACGGCGGTGATTATAATACAGATGCTCTTGCATATTCTGCAATGCCTGTACATACAACAACCACTGCTACTGGTGTACTCTCAAGAAAAATAAATAGACTTGCTAAGCCAAGTTCTGGTAGTAGCACATACAGTGCTTTTAGATCTTTCTATACAGAAATGACTAAAGATTTTGACTACTTCTTTAGTAAAGATCCAGCAACATTAGCTCTTGGTGTCGGTGCTTTAGATGGATTAAATAGAGCAGCTAAAGTGTGGACAGAAAGTTCAACATTCTTTCCCGGTGCTGGTGGTCTAGAAGGTTCTACAAATAACAGTAACAATGCTTCAGGTTCAGCTAGTGGCATGATTGCCATTGTGTACGATACACTAGAATAATACTATGTCATCCTTCTATACCGACACAAGTTTAACAAGTCTCGGATATAGAGTCGGTTCTGAAAACTCAGCGTTCTTCCTGAATCTTCAGGTAGACAATCCAAAGAAAAACGATCTATTAATGTTTGATGGATTGGTATGGAAACCAATCAACTTGATAGATCTTCGTCCAGTTCTGGTACTTGAGGGTGGCTCTGCCTCCTCAAGCATACCAGCGGATACATTAATATTTGATGCAGAGGGGGCATAACAATGTCAATACTGCTACAGATCCGCATTAGGCGGGATACATCAGCCAACTGGACTGCTCAGAACCCAATCCTTGGATCGGGTGAGCTAGGTTTAGATACGACTCTCAATATCCTGAAAGTTGGTGATGGTACTACAGCATGGTCTACTTTGCCTGCTGTAGTTGGAGGTTCCGGTGGAGCCTCAGATCACGGAACCCTTAGTGGA